CTCAAGATTTCGCCATTAACCAATAAGGTTTTTGACCGAGAGCCTTGAGAAAGTTTAATTGTCGCCAATTAAAACACCTCAAAGGAGGCCAAAGACTCTTACTCGGACGACTCCTACATTAATAGCGGTCAATTCAACCCCAGTTGCCCTAACAAATCCTAAAATACTCAAAGAACTGTTAGAAGTGTATGAGCCATCTATTCCCGTAATGATAGAAAATCCATTTGCTGCGACTTCTTCCCCAGTAATCACGGCAGAAGTAATGGAAGCAAGACCCAAAGAAGAAGCAGTAATCACTTCGCCTGTTGGGGTATAAGCAGTAATGTCAATTGCCGCATCAACCATATATTCATCACCGTTTGCTCTAGGCTTTGTAAAGCCTTTATGGTAGGCAAGTAATGTAACTGTATGTGTCAATTAAAACACCTCAGAGCAAATTCGTGATTTTACCTTGTCCCTTGAAGTAAGAACAACCAGTTTCAGCCATCGTGCGGTAAAAAGCCTTGTTTCCGAGGCTACCAACACCGAATGGGTTTCCGTTGCTGATACCATCCTCAAAGTATTGAGTAGGCTTCATAACAGAAAGCCACAAATGGTCGGTATCAAGGAAAAGCATATCACTAATCAAACTGCCGTTATTACCCGTTGAAGGCATAGCAGCAACAGGAATCAAAGGAATGTCGTAATAGGTAGAAACTCGGAAACCGACTTCTGCACCCTTAACACCACGAACACCGTTCACGGTTGGAACGATTTCCTTTCTATCCATGAATCGCTCTTGAGCCTGAAGTAAGTCAGAAAGCGTTTGAAGCGTATCATATCCAGTAAGAATGACCTTTGGAGAACCACCAGCAACACGGAGTCTGCGAACCATGTCGTTAATCACAGTAAGCGTCAATTGTCGTGCTTCTGCGGAAAGGTAGCCATCACCGAAAGAAATCTCGGAGTCCAAATACTCATTACCAGCCGCACTTCGGAGTTTTCCGTAAAGAGTGTCAATTTGTTGGTCGGTAGCCGTTCCAACAAGGTTTCCTCCAGCATTGTCAGCCAATTCATCAATTTCAGCAGAACTGCTCACAATCTTGTAAAGAGAAGTGTATGCTCTATCAATGGCGTTTGCCGTAGCATATGCCGTAGTTGGAGAATAGTTCTCCAAAGGCATAACAAGCATTTGATTCTGCACTTCAGCGTGATGCTTACCCATATCCTCTCTCAGTTGCGCTCTAATATCACCGATACCATCATCAATTTGAGCCATTTCCATAGCCAATTCGCTGAAAGCAAATTGATGAGCAATAATCTTAGGACTCGTAAAGAGCGTATCATACTCAGGAGCAATAGAAATCAAACCATCCGTGTTAGAATCAAGGCTGGCGTTTTCGGGAACACCACCGATTCGGTCAGCACGAAGGGCATCAGCACCATAAAGCGAATCAGCGAGAGCCGTGTTAGAAGCGGCAGAAATGTCCAAAAAGTTTCCAGCACCACCAGCAGGTCGCTTCTTGAGGATTCTCCAACCACTTGAAGAATACGGACGCTTTGCGATAACAGACAATGCGTTGCATTCTCGGTTTAGCATAGACCAAACCTTTTGGCCGTAAATCTTATTGTAAAGATTTGCGTTAATTCCTGTTGGGTCGCTTAACGAACCATCGTGAGCGACATGGATGCCGCTAACCGTTCCTGCGGCTTTAAGCAATTGGTTGCTAATATGCCCAGTTGCGCCCGTTCCGTAAGTTTGTGCTTCTAAATCTGCAATAGTGTTAATATATCCTACCATCTTAAATCACCTCAAAGGTTTCCTCCAACCATTTTATGAATGTCAGCCCAATCCATTTCGGCTAATTCATCCATAGTAGGGAGTTTGATTTGAGCCTCTTCTTGAGACTTAATGATTTGCTCCTTTTCAGCCGTCAAAGACTTTCGGAGAGCAGTAAATTCATGCTTAAGAGAAGCAATTTCGCTTTGTGCGTCATATTGTGACTTAGCGAGAATGTGTTCTCTTGAAGAGGTTTCTGCATTGAAACGAGCCTCAAACTGCTTTTGGAGATTGTCGTAGGCCAACTTCTCCAATTGTTCTTGACGGAAAGCCTCATAAGCCTTCTCAATGTTTCCAACGGACAAATCAAGAGTTTCAAGTTCTTCGTTATTAAAAGCCTTC